CACTCGACAGTTATCTCCGCAAAAAGACATACAGTGTACGGTAAAATAATTAACTTTACTGCAAAATAACTCAAAACGATGGCACTTTCCTTTGAAAAATACGGTTCTGGGGCATATCCTTTTCCAAAGGACGACATTGATCCGAAAGAGAAAAACGAAGAGTGGGCAAAGAAGTGGATGGAAGCCATGTATTCGTGCTGGCGTCAGGGTAAGACAGCAGTGCCATATAGCCGGATCGCAGAGATTGATTCCCTAAGAGCACTCGCAGACGGCAGACAGGATGTGCGTCAATATCAGGAGATACTTCTTGATGAGAGTAGCGAGGGTGGTGAGATGAAGGGTTATATGAACATTAATTGGGATATACCTGCCATCATGCCAAAATTCCTTCGTGTTGTTGAGGGTATGCTTGAGCAGACCGACCATCAGGTGGTAGCCACAGCCGTTGACCCGACAAGCACAGACGACAAAGAATCTGCAAAACTGGATATGCAGTACCGGATGAAGTTCAAAGAGGCTTTGTCATACATCAACAAGTCGATGGGTGTCGATGACTCTGATGACTATGTTCCTGACTCTATGGAGGAGCTTAACCTGTACGAAGGAGCCGGAGGATTCAAACTTTCAAAAGAGACAGAGATAGAGCAGGCACTCGACTACAGCTTTTACATATCTACGTGGAAGGAGATTAAAAAACAGATCATCCGTGATCTTATGGTCATAAACTGTTGTGCCACGAAGGACTATACCGATAAGTACACTAAAAAAGTAAAGACACGTTACGTTGACCCACGGAACTTCGTTGGTCAGTTTTCACGTCATAGTGATCACAGGAACATGGAGTGGGGTGGAGAGACGATACAGGTGCTTATCTCCGACATACGAAAGACCAACCCCGACATAAACGAAGACACGCTTCGTGGACTTGCTGAGTCCTATAACGCCATTGGTGGTAATGTAAATATCGACAGTTTTACTTTTGATAAAGACACTGGAACTGCTAATTATGATAGTTTTCTTGTTGATGTGTTTGATGCTGAGTGGTCGTCCATTGACACTACGTATAAGACCAAACGCAAGACCTCCTATGGCACGGAGATAATGTATGATGAGGAGTTTGGCAAGGTGCATAACACCGACAAGAAAAAGACCACAAAATACGACATCAAGGTCATGTATAAAGGCAAGTGGATTGTTGGCACAGACCACATCTACGATTTTGGCTTGCAACATGACGTGCCACGACCGGGAAAAAAAGAGGTTGGTGGCTCATATCATTTTTACAAACTTCCTTACAGGTCAATCACAAGCCTCTCGGAGACGTTTATACATCAGATGGTACTTGCTTATTTTCGTTTGCAGAATGCTATTGCAATGGCATCGCCTTCTGGTTTGGCAATAGAAGTAACATCTTTACAGAACATCACTCTCTCTAAAAACAAACTCAGTCCTCTCGATCTTATAAAGATAAAAAGACAGACAGGAGATTTACTTTACAAAGCAACCACTCATAAGGGCGTTCCCAATACACCGGGAGGTTTCAAACCCATACAGGAGTTACAGGGAGGTATTGGCAATCAGCTTGTGGAGTTCATCAAAGTGTGGGAGTTCAACACAGAGGCTATCAGGGAGACGACAGGCATCACTCAGGCATCGGACGCATCAACACCTGACCCCAATACTCCGGTAGGGACGAGCAAGATGGCACAGGTAGCAACAAACAATGCTCTCAGACCTCTTTATAGCGCATATATCAACATCAAGGAGAAGAACGCCAAAAGCATGTCTATGCGCATTCAACTGCTTATAAAACACAACAAAGAAGCCTATACGGGTTATATGCCCGTACTCGGGACGATGGGTGTGCAGATAATAAGCGCAGGGGCAGATACAGTAGATGCTGACTATTACATCAAATATGAAGCCAAGCCGACAGACGAACGTAGGCAGGTCATCACACAGGCTGCCATGAAAGCCATGACACCGGATAAAGACGGAGCGATAATGATCTCCATGTCTGACTTTTTGATGATAGAAAGACTTCTGGAATCCGGTAATCTGAAATACGCAGAGGCATATCTGAATTATAAGAGCAAACAGAATAAGGACAAACAACTGAAACTCCAGAGAGAGAATATGCAACTTGATCAACAAAGTCAGCAGGCTGCAATCAAAGCGAAAGAAGAACTTGCTCAAGCGACAGAAAAGATTAAGGCGGATGAAGAAATAAGAGTCTATCAAGCGAAAGTTATGATTGATGAACAAGCGAAGGCAAGCGAACATGAGCGACAGAAAGAGTTACTTCAGTTAAAGTCCGGTTTAGGAATTGTTGAGCATGGGGCAAAAACGGCAATGCCAGCCATGCAGTAATATAATTTTTCTATATTTGTAACACTAAAAAAACAAGAAGCTATGGCAGAAGAAGACGATGAAATCACAGCCTTAAAAGATGGCGTCGATGTTGATTCGGAAAAAATCGCAGAACAAATTTTAAACAAATCAGGTGGAGGGAAACCTCCAGAAAAAAAACCTGATGAGAAAAAGCCTGATGAAAAGAAGCCGGATGAGAAAAAACCGGACGAGCATAAACCAGAAGTACCAACACCAGAAGCTATCAGAGCTGCCGTGCTGAACGAGATGTTTGGAGAGCAGTTTAAGACAGTGGAGGATGTCAAAAAAGCAAATATACCTGAAGCATTAAAGGAACGGGAGCTTCTGAGACAGAAGAACCAGGAACTTTCAGATTCATTAGCGAAAAAACCAAAACACGCCTTTGCAAGTGACGACATTGCGAAGTTTAATGAGTTTGCACGTGAGACAGGTATTAAAGATGCGGTAGTCTTCAATAAACTTAATTACGCAGAAGTAGCAAACATGGATGACATGGATGCGCTCATACTTCAACGTGTGATAGAAAGCACAGAAGAAGGCACTTCATTGGCAGGAAAGGAGCCACAGGTACGAAGGAGTTTCGAGAAGAAATTCAATGTGGACCCGAAAAAAGTTGAATTACAGGAAATGACTCAGGAGGAACTCGATGAGAATCTTTTTGAGATGAGGTTGGAGGCAGGTAAGGCAAAGAAAAAACTTGCTGAACTGAAATCCAAGATCAAGATGCCTGAGATACCTGCAGAGGAAACTCCGCAGAGTAAGAAATGGACACCCGAAGTTGAAGCCGTACAGAAAGCCAACTGGCAGAAGGTAAGCGAGAAGATGGGAGAGTCATTCAAGACCATTCCCATCCTTATGGACGGAGCAAAAGAACCTATTGTAAACTTCGTATTACCGGAGGATGCTATAAAGGTTATTAACAAGAATGCTTATGACTATGCAATAAACAACCAAGTGGAAGTTAATGAGACAAACGTCAGAAGCATTGCCATGCAGATGTACTCCGATGCGGTACTTCCCAACCTTGACAAGATCGCCAAGATCATATTTGATCGTGCACGGTCTATGACAGAAGAAGAAGCACTGAAGGCTTATAGTAACCCGACAGAGAAAAACACTGATACTCCAGACTTGAAGAATCAGCCATTGTCGGACGAAGAGAAGGCAGAGAGGGCTTATCAGGCAGAGATGAAAGGGTAATTTTTTTAAAGACAGTAATTACAAGAGGCAATATTTTTAATAGTATTCACTAAATTCTAAACTTAAACACAATGGGACCAGATGCTATTGCACAAATATATGCCTCTGACATAGTTTCGGGCTTTGATATTCACAAGCCTCAGAAAATGAACGTACTCTTTGCAAGGTACGGAGATCAGGGAGCTTCATTCTTTCAGTTACTCAGATCAATGGGATTTGAGGAACCTGTCAGGGGTGATACTTATGGACACTACGAAGAGAATCATTACCACGTAACGATTCACAACAAGACTGCTGCTGCTGCTGCTGCCGCTGGAGCAACTGCTTTACTCACACTCGATCCACAAGACCTTGACGCAAACTGGAACTTCTATGCACGTCAGGGTGACGTATTGATGTTTCCGAATGAGGTCATGGGTAGGATTCAGTCTATCGACAAGACGACCGACAAGACAGCACCAGTGCTTTCCGTTCAGCCAGTTAATCAGGCAGACAACATACCTGCCGTAACAGCCGGAGAAGAGATAGCCATCATAACATCTTCATTTCCTGAAGGTGGTGGTCAGCCGGATGCTGCACTCTCTGGAACATGGGAGTATGACAACGACGCACAGATAATCAAGGAAACCATCGGTTATAC